CATTAACACTTGGTGATAGTGGAGATACATTAACATTAACAGCAGGAGCAAATTTAACATTAGGTGGCTCTAGCACGACAATTACAATTCCTAGTGGAGCAACAATAATTAATTCTGGAACAGCAACAGGTTTTGGCGATAATAATCCTGCTTTTAGAGTATATAACGGAGGTCAAGATATACCAAATGGAGGAACACAAACTAAAATACAATTTACCGATACTGATGGTTTTGATACAGCCAATCAATTTGATAATTCAAATTACAGATACACCATAAGTTCTGGCAATGCAGGAAAATATTTTTTCTTTATGCACACAGGACCAAGATCATCAGAATCTGATGATGACTTAAATATAGCAATTAAAAAGAATGGCGCTTATAATACAAATTCTGCAGGATCACAATTTAGATGGACTAATTCGTATTTTAATACTGGTCAAATGTTTAATATTATGGATATGGCTGTTGGAGACTATGTAGAGTTTTTTGTTTGGCATTATATGTCAGCACAAAAAACATTCGGTGCATCTGGCACAGATCAAAATTTTGCAGGAGGATTTAGAATTACAACATGAGTACATTAAAAGTAGATACAATATTAAAAAGAACAGGAACAGGCACAATCACACTTGGACAATCTGGTGATACTATAAGTATTCCATCTGGTACAACACTAGCAGTATCAGGAACAGCAACAGGAGTTGGTGGAACTAATACTCCATCATTTCATGCTAGTTCTGATAATACTTTATCAGTTTCAAATAATACTAATACTAATGCCGCTTGTAATGTAGAGG